ACCTTGGTTGTACTAAAGTACTACCCCAATGATAACTAAAACACGCAACACACCTTCCGTTCCCCTTGCGGGGGAGACATGGTCATCCGACGGGTACTTTTATACGGGTACCCCCGGTAGTCCCATATCGCCGATCAACCTGTCGTACACAGGGGCATCCGTGCCCTCAGGTACAGTAGATGATGAAGTCATCACCTACGCGAACAGCGGTAAACGACGATGGAATCCCTGTAGTCATGTCCGTTCGGTGTTTCGAATGCTCGACCCTAGGGTTAAGCTTAAGATATATCCGAACAGCCTTTACGCTCGGACGTGGAATTCGTATCCACTCCACCAAGCGGGGCAACATACTACAGGTTCGCGCCTGGCTGCAGCCTTTGCTGCTGGTCGTAAGACCTATAACCAGGATGACCTCGACACTGTCGCGGTCAGTTCCGTTTGGCCCGAGGTTGAACAGGTCGTGGACGAATCGGTAGCTAACTTTGCTATCGACGTTCCTAAACTTGCCAACCTTAAGTCATCCGGCGCGCGGTTCTTGTCCACCTGGAAGCAAGTTACGAAGGCCGTCCGGGCTTCTGGCCCAAAACGGTTCAGCAACCTTCCGTTGAGACAGGTATTGCGTGTATTGTCTGAAGGCACACTCATCAAACAGTATGTCGTTCAGACTACCTATAGAGACATTCGTGATCTTTGTCATGGATTGTCTACAGCCCGCCGCCAGCTAGAGTCACTGAAAGGTAACTCCGGCAAGGTCCTGCGCAAGCGATATCGTCGCGTGCTTGAACCAGAGAACGTTGAGGGTTCTGGAACGAACCCCGCCGCTCACTGGTGGGCACTACCGACGTCGTCGCCCTTACAGGGCAATGGCGCGTATTACTCGTACTGTTATAATAAGTACTTGCGGGCTCGGCATAATCTTCACATCTCGTACTCGTATGAGTTACCGGGTGTGAATGAGACGCTGTTGCGTCTCCAAGCACTCCTCGACATGTTAGGGCTCAACCTGAACCCTCGCATTTTGTGGGATGCTACACGGTATTCCTTTGTTGTCGACTGGGTCCTCAGAGTTGGGGACTTTCTCGAGCAATTCAAGGTACCATGGATTAGGCCGGTAGTTAAGGTTCACTCCTGTTGGTCTACATTACACGTCTTTCAACGCGTGGAGTGTAGGGCCTGGAAGTCCAAGGCCTCGAATTATAACGATCCAACAAGTGCAGTGGCGCCTGTTCCCGTGGGGTATGCCGAACACGAAGTTTTCGTGCGACGGCGAGCCACCAAAGGATTCCTGGGGTTGAAGACCTCAGGACTGTCTAGATACGAATTCACCATGCTATCCGCCCTTTTCGGGGCGCGCAGGTGACGTAACGGCTCGGTTGAGCCGGTCCACCCGTAAGGGTTAAGCTAGACACCAGAGCCACATCCGTGGCAAAGCAGCCTTTGCTGCTTAAACTACCAACAGCCCTTTTTGGGGCATTATTAGTATGTTTGCAAACCTCATCGAAGACATCTCCGACGGAACTCTTGATCACGACTTCGACCTCCGATCCTTGGGGGACCAGAAGTCTGTTCGCTATGATATCGCTGCTGCGCTGGACAAACCAGCGACTCTTCAAATCTCTCATACCCAAACTGGGTCGGGGGATAAAGCTTTCCGCAACACGTTACTGCGTTTCGATGCAGTGCGTGAACGGGCGGCCGATGAAGTGCAGGCGACTGAGAGTGTTTACCTTGTCGTGCGCACACCAGTCAAGGTGTCCACGACGGCCCAGACGACTGAGCTGGTCAACCAAATGGTTGACTTCCTTGGTACGGCTGGGTATGTTGGTAAACTTCTTGCTGGCGAGATTTAGTTTCCTCGTCAAGCTCATAGTTACAGTGCTCCATAGGAGACATTAGGCTTTTGCCTAATGCCTCGATCACCAGGTGTGCATGACATGCTCTAGGAGAGTTATGGACCAAAAAGTCCCGCTCAATAAGAGCCTAGATCAAGTAAACTTGATCGCATGCATCCTTAGTGACTGTTATAGTTCACTAGGGTTATTAGTACCACCGCGCTATCACCGTCTGACCATCGCGAAGATGGCCAATCGGTTCAAGCGGGAAGGTAGTGGCTTCTTCACGAAGACACTACCGCGTTTCGGCAAGGCCATAGATAGCGCCTTGCTCGGTCAAAATCCTCTAGCTGTGAACAGGTTCCGCAAGGAACCCAACACCCAGATACCGATGTTATTCGGGAATCTGCTTAGAAGAGTGTTTGACTTAAACGGTAGGGTACTTCCAACACCCTGTGTGGATAGTATCCGGACACTGCGACAGATCTGCTACTTGTTTTACAAGTACGAACTGCCTTATGACCGAAAACTCGAACAATCGTCCATTGATAAGTTCGTCGAAACCGAGAAAGACGTCCGCGAGGACGTCAAATTCTTGGGCGACTGCTATCATGTCGATCGCAACGCTAATCATCCCCGAAGTGCTCAAGATTATACTTGGGCGCAAGAGGCGATAGCGCATCTAAATCGAGCGCGGATTGAGGTTCACAACCTCTTTGCCGGGCTCGATCTCTCGTGTATCGTCCCTAGACACGGTCCCGGCGTCGTCTCCACGATGGAGAAATACGCTGAGAAATACGTGTTCAAAAGGATCAATCCACGGGCGCAAGAGGTGTTCCCATTCGATAAACACATGTTTTTGAATGAGTCCCACTTGTGTGACGAGCTGTTCAAAGTTGAACAAGCTAACGTAACTGAGTCTTCCGCCAAGGTTACCCTTGTGCCGAAGGACTCTCGCGGCCCTCGCATCATATCTTGCGAACCCCTGGAAAACCAGTGGTTGCAGCAGGGTATTATGCGTGCCATGGTCAGTTGGATTGAGCGGCATCCCTTAACCAGGGATTCCGTTCGTTTCACCGACCAGGAGCCGAACCGGATGGCTGCCCTTGCGGGTAGCTATCACGGAGAACTCGCAACACTTGACTTGAAAGAGGCAAGTGATCGAGTGTCGTGCTGGTTGGTCGAGCAGTTGTTTCCAGAGCCTATACTAACGGCTCTGATGTCAACTAGGTCGTTACACACGGTACTACCTGACGGAACGCGCCTAAAACTCGCAAAGTTCGCACCAATGGGATCAGCTTGCTGTTTCCCGGTGCTTGCTACGTGTGTTTGGGCGTTGCTGAGGTCAGGTAAGTCCGGATCTGACGGTAGAACCGTCTTAGTGTATGGTGATGATGTGATTGTCGAAACGGCTTACGCCGATACAGCAATCGAAGAACTCGAGACCTTTGGTCTTCACGTAAACCGTGATAAGAGTTGTACCAGCGGACTCTTTAGGGAGTCGTGTGGCATGGACGCCTACAATGGCGAAGATGTCACCCCGGTGCGCTTGCGCACCGTCTGGTCATCAGCACCCCGCGCAGAACACTATGCATCATGGATCGCGTATGCGAACTCCATGTATGCTCGTGGGTATCAGAGTGCGGCAACGTATGTTGCTGAGAGGATGCAGGCCGTTTATGGTCCTATTCCTCAGGCAGAAGAATACGGGCAAGCCCGGGTGAGTAAGCGTGACGGTTTCGTCACTCTTATCCAACCTGAGCCCATACGTATTCCTATGTTCACGTTTGATACCTTGCTTAACCCTATGATCCTCGAACGAGTTAACGCCGGCCGTCAGGCCGTCGACGTACGAGTTCGGATCATTGCTCCACAGAAGTACAAAGTTAAGAACCAGTCGGGCTGGGTCTCGCTCATGCGCTATTTCACCGAGAGGTGTGTAGCACGTGACGATTCCTTGCTTGATAGGTTCCTTTGCTTCATGGAGGGAATTGCACAGAAGTGCAAGAAGTCAACAACAGATATTGTTAACTGCGTTAATGGCGAAGTGGCCACTGAAAACGAGCTCGCTGCACTTGCAGACGAGGAACTCGTCTCGGATGGTTGGTTCGCACACGTAGCTACTCTGTCTAGTATGACAGGTATAGCAATCCCTGTAGTACACGAATGCCTACGGGCGTATTTTATGCGCTCTTGCTCTATCCAAGAACAGGTCCTTAGGGACTTTGTTCCGAAGAATGAGCTTGACACGTACGATATACCCAAACGGGTTAAACTCCGCTGGGCATGGCGGCCAAAGGAAACCCTCGGTGGTGGGGCTTATCGCCCGACAAACCGCGTTCCTTATACATCCTGACGCGAAAGCGATCAAGAAGGGGAGCCGGCTAACGCTTCGGTGACGCAAGTCACTGGCGATATGCCGGATCTCAGGAGAGGACGACGACCGCAGAGGCTCGTCCCC